ACATGGTTCGCAGGATCCAGGAAGCCTTCGACTCGGAGGGCAGGGACGCAGCTAAGGCTTGCTTCATGGACATCTGCGTCGAGCAGAACTGGACGAAAGATGAGCTGAAGCAGGGCCTTGCGGTGTTCATGGACGCCAGCCAATTGGAGCCCTAGGCCGCCTCAGGCTCCTCCTGCTCTTCCTCCGCCTGGTCGTCTTCCTCGGTCTCGTCGTCCGCCGGCTCATCGCCGTCCTCGTCCTCGGGGTGGCCGCCGGTGTTGAACGGGTCGCCGGCCGGGATCGGATTCGACGCCGTCTTGTCCTCCCGGATCCGTGCGACCTCCTCCGCGACCTGCTCGTCGTCCCACTCCGGGTGCAGCTGCTTCACCTTCATCCACGTCGAGATCGCCCCAGCCGACTCCAGCAGCGACAACGCGCGTGCCGTGGCCTCCGGGTCCGGCTGCACGGCCTGCGGCCACGACGCCGTCAGCTCCGCCGCAGGGTCGATGCCGGTCGCCCCGCAGTGCACCGCATCCACGTGCAGCATCGTCGTCAGCACCTCCAGCAGCGCCGGCCGCTGGTACAGGATCTTCAGCCCGCGCGTCGTCAGCGACTGCTTCTCCCTGGCCGCGACCTCCGTAGCGGTGACCGCCACATTGCCCTCGTCGCCGAACGACTGGGCGGAGTATCCGGCGCTCGAGAGGATCTGCCCGCGCAGCGCCGCACAGGTCCGCTCGTGCTCCTCCACCCGGATCGCGAACTGGTTCGCCGTGATCGCACTACCGGAGCCCTCATCGAGCATGTTCAGCTGCACGAACACCTCACGGTCCAGGTCGAACACCCCACCCTGCCCGGGCCCGTCCGTCTCGAGCATCGACTGCGGCAGCATGATCCGCGCCTTACCCAGGCGCAGGTCCCGCATCCACGACGTCCACGCCTCATCCAGCGATCCCATCAGCGGCTCGATCCCCGCGAAGTCGCTGCGCCCGAATGGCTTGGCGTCCGGGATCCGCTCCCACGCCCGGCTCGGCCCCACATTCGGCATGTACGTCACGAGCAGCCGCGGTATGCCCGTCGCCATGGCGCCGTTCTCGTCCACGAGCCACACGGTCTTCCCAGACTTGTCTACGCGCTGAACGCAAGCCGCAGCATCAGGGTGGTCGTCCAGCGCCATCTGCATGCCGAGGGTGTCCACATCGCCCTTGTACAGGCCGTAGGCGATGCTGCCGGGCTCGTGCCGCTCTAGCAGCCGCCACACCTCCGACGAGCCGTGCAACGGTTCCAGCTCACGCCACACCGTCGCCGCCGCCAGCTGACCCCACCGCCACTCCGGCACCACCGCGTCCGGGCCCAGCACGTCCATCCACGGCCGCGGCCGCAGCGTCACATCCCACACCACGCGCACGTACACGCCGGACAGCGCGGCCGCCGTCTCCGCGCCCTCGCGCAGCGTCGAATGCCCACGGTCGTCCAGGTACCGGTGGATCTGGTCCTGCGTCGCCACCAGCGTGCCCGCGTCCGTGGAATCCGCATCCACCGTCACGGTCGGGATGTCCGCCCACAGCAGGTTCGCCGACAGTTCCGCGATGTCCGCGGCGATCGGCACGTGCAGCTTCGCCGCCGACTGCCCCGGCGTCACCGGCTCCCCCCAGAACATGCGGGCCAGACCACCGATGAGCCCGCCACGGAACTGGGCTGGCTTGTTCAGGTCGAAGAACTGCTGCGCCATGTGGTTCTGCACATACGCACCCGGCCCCCCGTACACCTGCGCCAAATGGCTGGTGTCCCCGGAGTACCAGGCCCGCCACACATCCATATCGGCGAACGGCTCAGCGAACTGGACGGGCGGCCACGGAGTCTTACCCGACGGCGGCAGCGGCATGACGATCTCCTCTACAACGGGGTGGGGTTAGGCGGCCAGCGCAAGATGCCGCTGCCACAAGGCACGAGTGGTGAAGATGGCGTAGCGCAGAGCGTCCACACCGTGATCGGCGACCTTCAACGGCTTGTCCTCGCCGCGCTCCGCCGCCTTGTCGTCCCAGCTATAGCCGCCGATCTCCTGGATCAGCGCCGTGCACGAGGCGTGCACGAGCAGCTTGTTCGCGGCCAGAACACTCGAGACGGTACGGATACCGTCCATCACGTCGTTCTTCGCCGGCGTCGGCGTCATCTTGTCCCGGCGCAGCTGCGCAGTGAACGATGCCGCGGACGGGTCGACCGTGATGAACTGCGGGCGCACCGCCCCGATGTCCGGGACATCCCGCATCCACGCCCGCAGACGCTCCGAGTACTCGGTGTCCGTGAGCTGACGGCGCGTCTGACGGGCCTCATAGCGCCACTCCGCCGCCGCGTACAGGCGCCGGTCCCGGCCCAGCCCCAGCAGTACCGCGTGGAACGGGTTGGAGGTGCCGTAGTCGACACCCAGCGAGATCCACTTGTGGATGCCCTCCGTGGGGAGGCTGGTGACGATGTGCCGGTCCCGGTCCCACGCGTCGTAGATCGCGCCCTCCGCCGCCACCCACTCGCCCAAAATGAACCGGCGGTAGAACAGGCCCTCGTGGGAGGCCTTCATGTCGGCGACATAGTCGGGGTCCAGGAACGGGTTGTCGTCGATCGTGAACGAGAACCGTGCCACCGGCTTCCGCCCGGCCTGGGAGAGCCAGTCCCGCATGAACCAGTGCGCCGGGTTGTCCGGGTTGGTCGTGCAGTAGATCTGGCTTCCGCGCACGCTCATACGCCCGTAGAGCTGCTCGAAGAACACCTGCGGCACCAGCGTCACCTCGTCGACGTAGGCACCGCACACCGTCATGCCACGGATCTTCGGCTCCGACTTGGCGTCGTTCGCACCGATCACATGCACCGTGCGGCCCAGGATCGTCGCCGTGGGCGCGCCCGGCGTGTAGTGAACGTGCTGCGAGATCTCCCCGAACAACGCCGGGTCCTGCATGGGCAGGAACAGATTTCGGTGGATGGTCTGCGACGTCTTACCGATCATGACCAGCTCGCCAGTCGTCGGCGCCTGCGCAATGAAGATCAGCCACTTCAGCAGAGAAGCGATCGTCTTCCCCGACCGGATCGCGCCCTCCCAGCAGCAGATCTTCGCCGTCGACTCCGCGACAGACCGGATCTGCTTCCGGGACAGAGGCACCGACTCCAGCGTGGTCACGGTCAGCCCTCGCCGCCGTCCTCGACCTGCTCCGCCTCGTCAGCGGCCCGAGAGAACGCCGACAGCGCCTCACCCAGCGACCCGAGCATGCTCTTGGCGCCCTCGAGGTTCGACGACTCCTCAGCCGGGACCAGCTTCAGCACCCGGTCGATCGCCATACCCGCTGTCGACATCAGCGCCCGTTTCTCCGCTGCGGGCGCCTGATCGAACTCGTGCTCCTCGTACGTGTTGTCCTTACCGCCGAAGGAGTAGACGGTCGTCGGCTCCCACATCTGCGCGCGCAGCTTCTCCGCATCGGACATCAGGTCCTCAGCGAGCAGCGCCCGCCGTTCGGCGAGGTCTGACAGACGCGCCCTGGTCGCAGCCTCGATCTTCGAACGGTCGAAGGTGAGACCCAGGTACTCGGCGGTGCGGGATGCAACGACGGGCGCGATGCCCATCTCCCGGGCGATGGCGTTCCTGCCGAGTCCCTGAGCATGGAGGGCGCGGAAATCGTCGAAGCGGTCCGCGCTGATGGTTCCACCGGGCATGGTCATGCAGTCCTTTGGGCGGGGACACGGATACGGGTGCCGGCGCGGGCACGCTGCCGCAGCAGCACCGGCAGGGACGGCCCTTGGGTGCGCCAGTTGGGGTGCCAGGGGATCAGCACACAGCGGCAGTGGGGATGCCTCGGAGGGCCGGGGATCGACGTGAGGAACACGGTGCGGGCCGGGTCGGTGGAGATGCCGCCGGGGAAGTGGCCACCGGGACGGATGGACCGGCCGGCGTAGGCGGCACAGGCCGGGCATGCCCCGGGTTCGGCGACCCACAGCATCCGCACCCCCGGGCCGAGGTAGCGGGCCACCACCAGTGCAGCGTTGGCGGCCGCGGACGTGACTGCGACGGCAACCCCGGCGGTGATTCGGGAGACCGCACGGCGGGCCCTCGAGAACACCGCCTTCACCCCAGCGATCCCATACGCCGTCAGGCCGGCGGTGGTGAGCAGCGCCAGGGCGTGGGAGTGCTCTTCCTGCACGGCGGCCGTGATGCCTGCCGCGGCCCGGTCGGAGACGGCTCCGGTCTCTGGGGGGATGTCGGGCGGGGGAACGCCGCGCAGCATTGCGGTGATCCTGGAGGCGTGCTGAATTCCGAGGGCGGCCGCGGTGTAGGCGGCGCGCTGCGCCTCCCGCATGGCGTAGGCGCCTTGGCCGTAGAAGGCGGCTTGGAGGGCTTTGCGGATGTGCTCGATGAGGGCCTTCAGTTCGGCCGGCCCGGGGATGGCGCGCGTTGCGGTGGTGGCGAAGGCCCAGCGGCGGGTGGCGTCGGCTTCGGCTGCGGTGAGGGCCTGGGCGAGGGGTCGGGCTGCTGTGGCGGCGTGGCGCTGCTCGAGGCCGCGGAGTTGGGCGGGCTGCCGCTGCGCGAGGTCGGCGATGTTCGCGGTGGACTCGGCCACACCCACCACCCCCTCTCCTTGGTTTCAAAGGCAATCTTGCTTTCTCGCCTTTGATTGTGCAGCATAGTCCCTAGGTTTGGGTTAGCATCC